CCGTATAATCTCGCCTCAACCGACCAGAGGCACACATGATTCTTTACGTAATAGGCTTTATTCTTGTAGCACTAGGTGCGATAGCCAAGCAGGACCTTAAGTTGTGACATTGTCACAGCGCAAAATGATATAAAATAATTTAAGTAGTAGTATCAATAAGTTACGTAAATCTGTAGTTGTAGTACAGGTAGACATAAGTAGTAGCTAACTTGTTGATATAGAACGAAAAGGTACGATTCGGAGGGCAGAATCCCTCCTTCTCCGCCATATACATAAGCCCTTGATGTGGCTGAAGTTTTTAGTAAAATAAAAGCCTCAGTCACACCAGGGTCACACTATGGCAACCGTACGGAAGCGGGGAAATAAGTACCAGGCACAGGTTCGCATCAAGGGGCACTCGCCTCAGTCAAAATCTTTTCTAACTAAAGCAGCAGCTCTCGCTTGGGCACGGCGCATAGAGACGAGCATGGACAACGGTTCGTGGATCGATACTCGTGAAACGCGGTCCGTGCTCATTGAGAACATCATTGACGACCTAATCTACAGTTACGCGCGGTTTGACCTGAAAATTGATGGTCCAAAGCTCGGGCAGCTCAATCAGATAAAACAATATTTCCGCGGTGTATCGATACACGATATGACTGTAGATGACGTACTGGACTTCGCGGCGTATCGGCGCAAGACAATCAAGGCAAGCACACTACAAAGTCAGATGTATTATTTGAAGCAGGCGGTAGAGAACAGCAGGATAAGAACTGAGCAGCCAGTAGTTGATATTGCGATAGATGAGCTAAAAAAGAAGAAAATCATCATGGGGAGTGTCAGAAGAGATAGGCGCTTAGAACCAGGTGAGTTTGAATTACTGATGGAGGAAGCTGGGAAGCATTGGATAGGCACTGCAATTGATTTGGCAGTGGAGTCAGGGATGCGCCAGGGAGAAATCTGGGCATTGAAGTGGTCTGATATCAATGAACGTAAAGGAGTAATCCGATTAAAGCGGAAAGATAAGCACGCTGAAACCGGCCAATCAGAGCAGGAAATACCTATATTAGAAGGCGTGAGAGAGGCGCTCCTACGTGCACAGAATGGCTTTGGGCAAGGGCCAAACCTTATCCCTGTAAAGCGTGCAGCGAGCATTTCTGACAAGTTTGCCAGGATGACGGATAAATTAGGAATGCCTGACTTACGCTTCCACGATTTGCGGCACGAAGCAATAAGTAGGATGTTTGAGAGGGGGATGACAGTCGAGCAAGTGCGGGTTGTATCAGGTCACCGCACGCTCGATCAGCTTTCTAGGTACGTTAATCTAAGGCCGGCAGACTTAGCTGGGATGTGAAGTACTTCGATACTTCTTGAGTTGGGAAAAGATATTTTTTCCCACGTTTTACATGGGGTATGTCTAAGCCGCGCCGATAGATCTGTTGATATAAAGACTGTCTTTTTATTCTTAGTAGTACGGCGAGTTCTTCTAAGTCCATAAATGGGCCGTACTTGTCTAATAAGAGTTCTTCCAATTGATATGCCTCCTGCATTAAAAATATGTGCAGGACTATGGACAACGCCCTACGCAAGAAGTTCTAAATATATTAGCTTTAGTATTAATTGCAAGATATTTATACGGTTTTGTACGATTGCTGGAGGCCAGCGCTCATATCCAAGAGAGCAGCTCCGAGTACAGCAAACATTTTTGCTATTTTGCCTGCGGGAGGGAGGTCGTCTTTTAGATATGCTAAAGCCTTTTTTTCACCTTTTAGTTGCACTAAGAATATATTAGCGTTGGGGGCGTCTTTGACTGAGCACACTCGTATTAAGTATTGGCCTGGAAACTGCGCAGTCATTTTTTTGACTGCGTCTGGCAGATTAATAAATGTATCCACGGTAGTTGTTACTAGAAACGTTGATGGGGGGTTATTGTCGTAAATTTTTTCGTTAGTTTGTTTCGAAAGATTAGTCCAGTCATACTTTACTATTCGCGTGCGCACGTTTGGTAAGTGTTCGACGACAGTAGGATCTATATCTCGCGGGTCGACTTCTAAGAAGTTTGCAAACTTAATTACTGCTGCTGGGCCTAAGTCGGTAATGTTGTTGAGGTAATGAGATATTGCGCCTTGTGACCAGCCAAGCTCTTTGGCAGCTTCGACTTGGGTGAATTGCATTTCTACTTTTTTCTTTTCCCAGATAGCTCGCAAGTTATTCACGGCTCGGGGCAGTTGGTTTGTTTTTTTCATTTGCTCGTCCTGAGTGTGTTACGTCATAAATCCACTGGGCTACCTGCCGACGTGGAATACTTTGCTCTACATATGTAGATTTACATATATTAGCTGAGAAGTCATCTACTATTATTAGTGCAGTAGTACCTATTCCTAATATTAGTGCGACATTCGTTGACCCTTTCATACGCTCGAGCCACGCACATTGAAGCGCGGACAACGAATGACGGATCGCGGTTGTGTCTTTCTTGGGAAGGGATTTAACGTACTTGTATTCAACGAACAGCGTCCCAGCTGGTCCTGCGTAGAAAGCGTCGGGGACACCTCCCGTATATGTATCGTGGATTTTCCACTTATACACGTCGGGTGACAGAGCGTTATGTATAGATCTTACAAAACTGTGCTCGTTCATAGATTAAGTGATCCGTTGTGACCAACGGTGGATCAGGCCGTCCCTGTGAGCGAAACGCTTTATCAGTGCGCTGCTTGGTCGACTCACCCTTTTTTCTATTAAGCGTACTGCTCGTACAAGGCTTCAGCAGCCTTGTAATCTTCTTCTTGAGCCCAACCAACAAACGAGACTTCGCAATTCATAAATGCTTTGCCCATCTTGTTCTCGGTAGGTACGCCAGATACTTTCCACAGACCTGCGAATCGATCACCGCCCTTCATACCGATCTGAGAGTTCCATGCTTTGGATACACGCAGCTTGGAGCTAGCGAAATCCATGATGGCAGGAGAACGTTCTAGCTCACCTGTCTCAGGGTTCTTGATGAGGATGACGTGCGCGTGTGTCTCGTTGATGTCGTACTCACTAGGCTTATCCTGTGCATCGACATACGCTTGTGCGTCTGCTTGTGAGCCGAATGCGCCACCGTAACCACCACCAGCGTCTAGGTGACGCCATACAACGAACTCAGTCTTGAACGTTAAGCTCAAGCAGTACAGGTCGTTGCCGTAGTTATGATTGGTAAGGGTGTTGACCAGGTGACCTGGCTCGCAACCTTCGACGTATGCGGCGTGGTGTTTGTCCACTTCGTTAGACATCTTCTGGAGAAGTTTAACGCGCGGGATTTGTACGTTATTACCAACGTTCTCGTTACCACGACCACCGTCAATACCTACGAGGTGAGCTGGTAACTTGTCAGTTGATGCTACTAAGTTGTTTGATACTACTGCTACTGCTGCTGATTTAGACATATTTTATACTCTTCATGATTCATGTTTAGGTTTATAAGGATCGAAAGTTAATGCGTCGAATTTCTCGGGTCTCCACACCAGGAACAGCTTCTCCGAGCTTTAGTAGTTCCTTGTATGCAGTCGACGATACCCGTCTTTGTAGAAGCGCAAAGTCTTTAGTCTTTGTGATGTGCTCGTACAGAGCATCCCAATCTTGGACATCAGGGACTTGGGCTTCATTAATGGATACACTGGCTTTGTCATTAGCGGTACGTGACAAACCCTGCTCATCCAATTGAGATAAGAGCTGGTGATCAAGATCATCTTTCGACTTGTTTAGCTCTTTAAGCTCACGGTTAAGACCTTCGATAGCGTCTTTGACCTTGGCTCTTGATTCTATTAGTTCATTAATATTCATTAGTTTTCTCTCTTAGGCTGCTTGCTTTAGTTTGTTTAGGATTCCGAGTAGCTGGTCCATTCGATCGACTTTGCCTTGCAGCTTCTCGTACACCTCTGGTTCCCAGGTGTTACGCGCTGCTATCTGAATGACCTCAGTCTTTTCAGTCTGACCGGCTCTGTATATGCGTCGATTGAACTGCTGATAATGTTCTGCGTTGTATGTCGGCGATGCCCATATGACTGCTTTAGCTTTGGTCATAGTGAGGCCGTGTCCTGCTGATTGGGGGTGACAGAACACCACCTGCAGCTGGCCCGCTTGCAATCGGTCGACAATTTCTTTTCGTTTGTGCGCGGCTGTACTGCCGTCGATGGTGCCATGCTTGATACCCAGCTTGTCTGCTAGCTCAACCATGTACCGTTGTTCGTGTTTCCAGTTGAACGCAACGAGTGACTGTGCGCGCTCAGCTACCAGCTGCATCACGAGGTCGTAACGGTCTTTGTGTATGTGTTGCGTTTCACCGTGCTCGTCATAAACTGCGCCGGTACACAACTGAAGTAGCTTTTTTACTTTGGCACCTGCGTGTACTGCGTTGATTGTTGCTGCTCCGGTATACAACACGGAGTCTTCGCTGAGCTGCTTGTACTGCTGCATGATTTTTTTAGGCAGCGATACGTACATGGTCTGTACACTTTGCTCTGGCATGTCGATACATTCGGTTAATTCGTACCTAATGTTGATGTCACTGAGCGCAGCAGCTACTACTTCTTCTGCATCGTCTTTCTGAACCCACTCGTTAGCAAAGCCATTGAACTTGGGCGTGCATACTGAAGCGCGGAAGCTATAGAACCTACGACCGAGTCGCTCTCCGTCGTCAATGATTAGTGCTGGGTGCCAGACATCGAGGATGCCATTACTGTTTGGAGTACCAGACATCGCTATACGATGGGTAAATGCTTCGGCAATCTTGCGGCAGGCTTTGCTACGCTGACTACTTTGGTTTTTGAACGCAGTAAATTCGTCAATGACTAGTGTGTCGAAACCGCATAGCACGTGGTAGTTTTTAGCGATCCACTTAACTGCGTCGTGGTTAGTAATAACTACATCTTCATCACCAGAGAATGCTTTCTCACGATTCTTGGCGTATGCAATGGAGTACGTTAGGTCAGGTGTAAACTTCTCGATGTCATCGCCCCATGACGCTTCTAGGATGGACAACGGTGCGAGGACCAGGGTTCGTGTTCCGCGGTTCGCGATTGCATCTAGGACAGAACGAGTCTTACCAGTGCCTGGGTCTGATGTAATAAGACAACGAGGGTTGTTAATTATGAAGTCAGTCGTGACTTTTTGATGCTCGAATGGTTCGTACATAGGTCATCACTCATTGATGGTTTAGTATATTAGCACAGCTAATATTTTGGTTCAAATACGGATTCTTCTTCCGCAGCTACGGCAGTTATTAGGCCACTCGCCTATGCGGTAGTGAGGTTCGCATTTGCAGTACGCAGTTCGGTCGTCCTCCGGAAACTCGTAGTGGCTTGATACTTTTACTTTTTTAGGTGTGAGTTGTAGTAACTCGCGTTTTGTGATGATCATTTATTAGCCTTACTAATATTAATGCTCAATAAAAATAATAGGTTGATCGCTAGACCAACAGTAGCCGCAAGAGGCACAGCTGTCTGTTTTACCGAGTTGCTCGGGACATATAACACCGTGCTCGACGTACTCTAAATCTCTTGGTTGGGCAACATGCGCACTGAATTCCGTATCCCAATCATCAGAGAATCGGACACGGAAGCGGTCACTGTGGATATTGTTGACGTTGTTAATCATAGTGCCTAGCTGTGAAGTATATGGATGGTGGGTGTATCCAAACACATGCAAGTTCTCAAGCTGGTGTAACCACAACTGCCACTGGACAATGTACAGACCATCATAGAAATCGCCGAGGACATGTAAGCGTACAACGAAACCTTCTGGGTGCTTACGGTTTAGTTGCTCTAGCTGCATACCTAACTGGTCTTTGAAAGTCGGGTCGGTGTGGTCGAACCTATGAGCGAATGGCATGTTGTCGCCATAGCAGTTGTCCCACTGCTCACAGTCACTAGGACACGTAGCGCGTTCTTCAAGCGTGAGAGAGTACATAGTCATACCTTTCCACTTCTTAACGCTTACTTTGTCGCCTAGCTTTTTGTTTTGTTTGCCGCGTTTTAACATGTTGAGGCTCGGGGGCTTTACGCCTTTGCGGTACCTCGTGTGTGGTGGACGTAGATTTTTTACTGGGATTAGGTTCTCTGCTAAGGATGTCATGGAGTATCTCCTCTCGTAATTTAGCGGCTGTTGTCCTGTCTGCTTTGGTCATGATCTTGATCTCTGACTTCTTCAAACGGTGTGTACTCCACACAGTCGCTTCTTTCGGATCTGTGACGAGCTTGTATTCGACTAGGTTCCCGTCGCGTTTGTAGTACATATGCATCGTCGATCATCTCCTTCATGTGGCCGCATAGCAGCTCTTTATAATTTATCGTCATTGCGTTTCTCCCAGGCCTCTTGTTTGTCTCTATATAGTTGGTAACCGCCATAACATAGGTAGGTGAATCCGATTAGCATGGTTCCTGCAACTAAGTAGTCAAATATCTGGATCATCTTTTTTACCCTCGTCTTCTTGCTGTTCTTTGAATTTTTTGTAATAGCCATACAGCTCAAAAATACCTATTACTTGTAGGATGACTCGAAACATTTATTGGTCCTTAAAAGTGTTGTTGTTGTGCTTTTTTATGCGCGAAAAAAAACCCTGACACATACAGTCTTCAGGGCAAAAGGCTTACACGGGGAGGAGTAAGTTGGTTAGTCAACGCCCCAGTGGCATTCTGGATGATCACCTTTACGGTAAGAGCACCATCTGCAACTGTCTTTACTGGGTGTTGGGTCAAATTCTGTAGCGGTAGTCATAATGATTGCTCGTTTATGCCACCCTGGAGCAAACTGCATAGCCTGCTCTCTGCTGTATTGCTTCTTGGTAGTCTCACCTTTGTCGAGATACCAAAACTCTACTTGTACAAACTCGAGTTGTGGGAATCTAAAGAACGTGCCTATGGCGTAGAGCAGACCTTGTTGGCTGTGTGTTATTTCATTGCCAAACTTTTTGCCTGTCTTATAGTCAATGACTCGTGCTGATTGTTCGTCTTCATGTACAAGTGCATCTAATTTGATACGAGCCCATGTAGCAGCTTCCATCCATCCGACTGGTTGCCAGTCAAGATCAAAGCCCCACTCACCTTCAAGCTCAACCTTCGCATCAATAAATCCGGCGCGTAGTTCTTCGAACTCGTTTTTGAATTTCTTGCATGAGTCAGGGAACTCGCCAAGCGTACCGTTGACGTAGTCTTCTGCTTCTTGGTGGATCATAGTGCCGCGTTCTGCTGCAGCACCTGAAGGCTCTCGTATCTTCTTTACTTTCTGAATGTACGATCGGTAGGGACAATCTTCGTATACTTTCAATGCGGAGTAAGACCAAGCCCTGAGCGGACCTAGTTCTTTTGGTTTTTCCATTGGCTTGTCGCCATCTGGCCTCACGTCCTGAGTCAGCTGAACCATGTGAATCCTTCTATATTGTTCTATTATATTAGTATAACTAATATTTAAACCGTAAGCAATTTACGGTCGTGTTCCGTGAAATATGATTCTTGCAATCGCTTGAGTTCTAATTCGTTTGACTGCCACGTAGTAACAACTCCGCGTATTACGCTGGCGTCTCTGTTTGCTCCGTACGGGCGTTTACGCTCTGTTTCGACGCCGTTTCTACTCATGCGTTTTGTGAACTCACGTTGTGAAAGGCGCGGGTTTTGCTCTGTCTGTACGTGAAATACAGTGCGCAAGTGTTCCATTGGTATTACTGCAAATGGATCTGTAGCGGTTGCAATCCATGATTTAACAAGTCGCTGCGCTGCTTCAATCTCGTTGGAGTGCAATACAGTTGCTGTGTTGATGTCTAATATGTCAGTGAAGTAGCTTAGCTTGCCTTCTTTAAGTGCCTGGCAGAACTCTTCAAACACAGACATTGATACGTTACGCATTTGCTCTTTAGCAAGGTTGTTGATTGCAGTCTTAGCTAAGTGGGCATCTACTTTGTAAGTCTGCATAAGACCAGCAAAATCATATAGTTCTTTTTCTAGCTTGCCTGAGTCTAATTGCTTGGCAATGCCTGGGAACTTATCCAGCAGTTTTTCTTCTTGTTTAGGCGCAATGTTGTACCGGCGATCTCCTGTCTCTATGTTCACTGCATCTACTCGGTTCGTTAAAAACAGGTAGTTGGTGTAAGACTCAACTTCCACCTGATTGGACCGCATACCACGTATTGTGATCGTAGGTTCAGTGATCTGGTTCTTTAGTTTGTCTGCCATCTTACCTGCGCTAGATGATGCTGAAGCCATATGGAACTCATCAACTACTAGGAACAGAGCGTCTCGCATATACAGATTGAACTGTTCTTCCATGCTTTGCAGGAACTTCATAGGCACATGTGGTGTGCCAAACAGTCCTCTGAGTATCTTCGAATAAAATATACCTTTACCAGTACCTTGTGTGCCTGTCAGTACCCAGGATACGCCTGTCTTTTTTCTAGTCTGGTAGATGTAGGCTAACCAGTTAATAAAGCGTTCGTATTCTTCATCACCATTGCCAAGTATGTGGTAGATGATGGTATGTATCAGTGGGCAGATGTCCTTTATCCGTTGTCCGTGGCCAATCTCTAGTGGCGCACTAGGCGTCTTTGCATTACGCACGTAGTCGCTTCTTTGATACGTGTTGACGTAATACGGAACTTGGTTGAAGTTGATTGCTTCTTCATTAGACGTAGGGTCAAAGATAACTCGTCCGTCTGGGATAAAGTCAGGTGGGACTTTACCGTGGTTCATAAAGAAGTCTTCAATATTGTTTTTGGCAACAGGTGTTAATGGATACTCTTTGGCAAATTGCTTAGTGTTTGGGTCATACACACCATTGAAGAATGTATCTGTCGAGTAATCACGCAGAACGATTGGTTTGATTGCATGTCCTACTTCTTCGAGACGCTCTTCATAGCGGTCAAATATAGATACGTAGAAGTCTTTGTCAGCTTTCTCGATTTCAAATAGTGGCTCATCTTTGAAGTTGTACATGTACGTTGGTTTGGACATGTTGAAGTAGTACGCGCCTGAGTCACCACCGTTGATGTTGCAGCGTATGTACGGGAATGAAGTCTCGTCGACAATTGCAATGGCCATCTTGTCAGGGTTCGATAAAACTTCTTCGGTCTGATTGTCGATGGTTGCTACGCGAATCTTAGTCTGACGTTTGCTGAAGCCTGCTGCATCACGCAACTTGTCTTTATGCTTCTGGGCTTTTTCGTGGCATCGTTGAGGACTTATGTCAGACATCAGAGATGCTAGGTCGATTGTCGGTTGTCCGCGGTCTACTCTGACAATACGGTCTTCGTCAGTATCAAATGGATTGGATCGCACATGACTAAACGTTGGTGGCGCTATGAATATAATCTTTGAATTGTCGGCTACTGAAGTATCTAGTGGGTACTTGAGTGACTGTCCGTTGACAGACAGTTCCATTTGCTCGCTGAATACATCAGATTCAAAGTTGCAGTCTTGTAACCATAGCTTTACTGACTTAGCTGGCATAGCTACTGACAGCAGCATAAAGATGTGCATTGATACTTTGTCGCCTTTTAGACCTAAACTAGCCGAGGCTTGAGCAACATAGCTCACGTCTCGTAGTTCTATAGGTAGCTCAGCGACGATTTGATTAGCTAGAAACGTAACGTCTGTGCTAGATAGCTTGTCGCCTGAATTAGTAGACTTAGGTAGTCGAATGCCGTCAATGTCTAATACAAGAAGGTTTGTTAGTTCTGTTCTATTTGTCTGTCCGGCGCGAGACTCATCTACTAAATCGCGCTTTAGATTACCTTTCATAAGACAATGGCCTTTATTGCCATGCTCTCGGATAAGGCGTTCGAAGTCCTCTAAACCTGTGTCGACATTTATGTCGTAACGGTGAGACGTAACTGCTTTTACATGTGGGTATGGTTTAAACCCACTACCTTTTGTGTAGTGCTTACTAAGGGGGAGGCCGTTTGTAGCCTCTAGAAAAGTAATGCGCAAATTAAAGCTCCTCCTGAGCCTGCAACTAACGTACTTTCCGCAGCCTCTAACGGCGCAGGTAAAGTAGATGGGTGCTAGTCTTCGGCTTTCTCAAACACCTCTTGCCGATCGATCTTTACTTTTTTATCGGCATCAAACGCGAGGCGAACTTGGTTTCTATCGATCTTGGATACTTTGACCGCAAGCAGAATCTTGTCGTCTTGATGGACAACGACAGATTCATTTAGTTTTCTGGTCAAAACGAGTCTCGACATTCTATTTACTGTATTCCTTGGCATAACCGCCTTCTGCAGCTAGCGGTAAATCAGGTGCCCAACAAGGTGCTATACACATGTCGGAAATAATGTTTTCCATTGTAGCATCAGCATTAATATTAGTTCCAGTAATAATTATTTCATCGTGTACTGTTAGTGCAACATCGTGAGTTTTGTCTAGTCGCAACATGCTGTCTGTAATAACAATCCTTGCTAACGCTTGGATTACGTTTTCTGTGATGCGCCCGCCGTACGTGTATTCGTTCTTGTTGCGGGAGTCGTACATTAGTCCTTGATGAGTAGATCTCAGGTTGTGATACCTGAGCCCTAAGCCATTTGGCAATTGCAATGTGTTGTCGCCAACGGTCAGTGGCCCGTACCTATTGCCCCAGTTGTCTGAGTGCATAGTTTGCTTGAGCAAGTCTTCTAATTTACGCCACAGATTTTGTATACCTGAGTATGTATTGCGGTATGTATTGACGATCTGCTTTGCTTTTTCGAGAGTAAAGTGTACGGGTGGTCCCATAGCTCCAGCTTCTAAGGTGTCCTTGAACTTCTGAGCACCCATACCGTAACCAAGACCTAAAATAGCTGTCTTACCTACGAAGCGTTCAATAGGATCGTCTTTCTTATTAATAGGTCGCCCATAAATCTTAGAGGCGAAGTTGCTGTAGATGTCGTCGCCGCTACGAAATTGCTCAACAAGCTCTGTCTCACCAGCTAACCAGGCTAACATCCGTGCTTCAATGTTAGACAGATCAGCAACGAACAAGAGTTCGTCGTCTGGTGCTACGATGCATTTGCGTAGCTCACCACCTCTAGGTAGGTTTTGCATGTTGAGTTTGTCAGTGCCGCCGAATCGTCCGGTGTGCGCTGCGTAGTACCGCAGTGGAACGGGTAGCCAGTCATCCTTCCAGGCAGCTTCTAAGAAGCGCTTTGCTCTGGTTTCAGTAAGTCGACTCTTTATTGCAATACGTGCATCCCATAAGTGCTGGTGTTCAGGGTACATCTGTTGCATTTGAGTAAACGCTTTGTCGTTCTTACCTAGTGCTGGTATTTTTTTACCAGTGGTTGGACTGACCTTTGTTGGTGGTACTAGGCCAAGCTCATGGATGTGCTGCGCAAATTGTTGGTTGGAGCTCAACACTTTGCGATCGATGCCTGCTGCAGCGATAGTTGACTCGGCATTCTCGAACTCTTGTGCGTGGTACTTTGCCAGTCGTTCGCGGTCAATTTTTATCTTGGGCTCGCAAAACATGCGGCAGGTTAGATCTATTAGATCCATCTCTGACTGAGGCATCAAGGAGTTCATCTCTTGGTACAATGCCCAGGTTAGGTCTACGTCCTGAATACAGTAACCAGCGATTGCTTCTTCTAGCTCTGGGTCAAGATCGTAGATACCTTTAGCATTAGATAGCTCTTCACCTTTACGCATTGTCGCGTCATTGGGGAAAATACGTACAGCACAGTCTTTTAAACGAGCTGATTGCCCAGGGAACAGACCGCGACTCATAGCTGCAGTGTCGATGTAATACTTAGGTTTAACCCCATAGTATTGTGTCAGTATGTACCCGTCGAACGGTGTGTTGTGGCATATAACTGTAGCGTTAGCCCAGTCAATGTCATGGATTGCAGCCTCTGCTTCGTCCTCGCCGAACCATTCAGTTTTATCAAGATCAATCTTGATGCCTACGCCCCATACTTTAAATTTCTCGTGGCTGACGTACTCCATTGTCGTCATTTTGGTAAGAGACATTTTGGTGTCGTAGTATGTCTCAAAGTCGAGAGTAACAAGCATTAGAATGGGATCTCTTCGTGTTGTTGAGCGGCGTATATCTCGCCTTCATAGTTTTGGAAAGCCGCTTTGATCTCCTGGTATTTCTCGGGCATGCGAGATTTCATCCATACGGTGGCGTATGTGTGAAACTCAGGGTGGATCTGGTCGGCTTCTAGGGCTGGTATAGCTTGAAAGTAATCCGTGGTGTTCATATCTCCCTCCTGGGTGAAATATTTCTAGTACGTGCAGCTTTTTGTGGAAAGCTCTGAACTCATCATGAGTAAAGACGAACAGGTTGCGGTCAAGATCGCAGACTAAGTAAGCGGTTTTACCTAGTCTGTCTTGTATGTAGTGACCTTCTTCTACTGCGGCTTCGACATCTGTCCACGGCGTAGTCATTGAGGTTTATTAAGCTGCTCTTGAATCAAGCGGTCGATGTACCACTTGGCTTTGCGCAGGTCTTCTACAGGTTTTTTCTTATACCGGAACCTGTGAAGGTACTTCTTAACTGACCCTTCGAGGTACGCACTGAATCCGTCGCCCAGGCTGTCTTTAAGGTATTCGATGCACTCAATACTGCCTTCGTTGTAATGTGAAGGTGCGTTGACTGGGTCTTCTGGTGGTTTGTCGTAGGGATCTACGTAGGGTTTGCTGGCGATCCTGCTGTTGGATCGATCCCAATCTTGGGGGGTTGCTTGATCAATACTCATCATACTCTCCTAGTAAGAGCGAAATAGTACTACCGCTAATATATTAGTTCAACAAATATAATTGGAAGGTTGCGTAAATAAATATTGCGAGCACTGCTAGCTGTGTCGCAAACAATAACTTATTCATTTTCTGTTGATGCAACGTAGATTCGGAGTTGGCCGCGAGAAGCTAGTTCGTGAATCCTGCGGTCAATGATTGCAGTTGCGTCTTTGATTAGTTGCGAGCGATCTACGCTTTCTAGCTGTTCTTCTAACTCGTTGATCCTGTCTTCGTGGTCAGAGTAGTACTCGATCTGCGACTCAAGCTCCTCGATTTTTGATTCGAGCTCCGCGGTACGATCTTCGTGGTTCGCGGTTCGGTCGTCTTCTGTCAGCATAGCTTCCAAGCGACAGTCGACGTGTTGATCGAGGAACTTTCTAAACTCAAACAAAAAATCTGCGTCAGGCATGTTCATCAGCCTTTCTCCCTTCTGGGTTAGTTAGTTTGCAGGCTAAATTCCAGGCCATCCAGGCACAGGTGAACGCAACCATACGTTCTCCGCTGTTGAACCTATTGATATAGGATTCAAGTTCATTTAGATCCTTGGGGGTGTGGACGATGCCCACGGGTTGAAGTAGAACGGTTTGGTCACTCATGATTCTAGAATCTCCTTTGATACATTCATTGCGTCTGGGTCAAACTCCATTTCGTAACAGGGCTCGTCCCACGTCCAGGCACCGCTGCACGGGCATTCATCTGCGCTCATATCTGCGCCATCGATGTTCCCATCACTTATAAACTCCCAGATTTCGTCTTTGTCTAAGTTGATTGGGACGTTGATATCTAACTCGAGGTCAGTCTCCATTGTCGCGTAAACGCGGACGGTTTTATGGGTTTGTGCGTTAGGTTTTAATAGCTCTTTGATACGTTCTTTCTTGTTCATGACTCATCCTTTAATAGTATTTTTTTAAGTTCGGGGACTGTTAATCCGGTTTCACATGACAAATCTAAAAGCGTCATGTTTATGTTTCGATCGTAAAATTCACGTATTTCTGCGGGAGTCATTTCGTTCATGCTTAGTACTCCGATGGCAGCATGTGGGTGTGAGCATTGAGCTCGTTGCGTACAGACCAGATTTTTATCTCTTGCTCGGGGAAGTCGGTGAACGGTATTTTCCACGTGCTTAGCGGTTCGTCGTTCCCGTTGGTCATGGTCAGCGTGGCACTGTCGTCGTCATGCACAACCATAGTTGTCTGTGCCCAGTCTGCCTGGTGTTGGTCCAGGTATGACTGTATTGAATCGAACAGCCAGAACGCACCAGCGGTTTCTGCTACATATAATGCACCGTCTGTCAGGACGCTTTTGCTAATTGATGTCCAGCGTGTGAACTTTTCGCTGCCATAGAATTGGTCAAGTTGTAATGCACTCATTGAAATGTCCTCGGTTCGGGGTAGTTAAGGTTTACCTGGTATTGGTCTTCACCTATCTGGTCGACAAATCCGCTGAGTC